ATTTTCTAATTGGGATAAAGAAATTGCAGCACTAGAATTAATATCTGCATTAACAATTGAGTCATTTACAATTTTTGCTGAGTTAACTGAGTTACTTGCCATTTTAGCAAGAGTTATTTGAGAATCAGCTATGTGCTGAGTATCAATTGAACCATCAACATAGTGTTCAGAATTTATTGAGTCATCAGTTATCTTTGATCCATCAACAGAATCTGATGCTAATTTTGCAAGAGTAACATTAGCATTTAGAATTTTATCAGTTGTTACTGAATTTGCTGCAAGTTTAACAGCAGTAACTGAACCATCAGCTAAAGAAGCTGTGGTTATAATTTCAAAAGGTATAGAAGTATTTGTTTTAGTTAAAGCACCAATATAAACATTGATTGCTTCATTTGATAATGAACCACTATCAAAAACTACTGTTACTGTTGTATTAGTTGAAAAAGTAACTGCTGAAATTCTTCCAAAGATTGTTCCAGGTGTTGCACCTATAATTTTAACCCTTCTTCCAACATGATAAATAGAAGTAACATCAGCTCCAGCTATTGTAAAACTTGTACTTGAAGCATAAGCAACAGTTGCAGCACCAGATCCATCACCATATTCTATCCATTGGCTATCATTAAACCAATCTCTAGTATTCTTCATCAAAGCCCTAATAGAATTATTTAGCGAAGAAGGCAACATTCCTTCGTCACAATCGATTCCATTTAAAGAAATGTTACTTGCTTGTGTTGTTGAATAGTCTTTAATATTTGTTGTCATGTTGCTCCTAATTCATAAACCAACTAAAGGCTTTATCGCTTTCAGTATTATTTTTGTTAATTAATGTATTTACTGCTTCTTCAATTTGTCTTTGAAAAAATTCTTTTGTTTCAATTGAGTAACGAACATTATCAATGTCAATTTTATCACTCATCTATCTCCTCCTGGAACTGCTGTTAAATCTATTCCTTGTGCATCACTCCAAATAGTTTCTGCTGGTATTTTTACATTAGCTCTAAAATATCTACCAGATTGTCGTACTGGATTAATACCAGTATCATTCATTGGACTTGAGGGTGATGTAGTAACTGCGTCTGCTAATTTATCTCTAGTTTTAATAGTTACATTTGATATTGCATCAACAATAGGTCTAACATTTGTAATATTTGCTCTTTTGCCAGGAAACAATTCTGTTTCTTTTGTTTCAATTTCAGCTTCTAAATTTTTTCCAGAAAATATTGCAGCTTTAAAATTTTCATCAATTCCACCTAAATACAAATGTCCATTAGTCCAAAAAGAAGTATCTAATGAAATATTAATTTGATCTAAGTCGGCAGAAATAATATCCATTAACTCTACTGTATCTACTACAATAAATTGTTTAAAAATTTGAGATGCTTTAACTTTCGCAATTGACCATTTTTGAGTTACATAATTGTATATTAAAAGTTTGTCGCAAAGTCCTGTAACATTTGGATTATCTTTACTTGGGTATAACCAAATTGCCAAAGTATTAAATGGATCAACAGCAGCAGATATTCTATCTGTATATGCTTTGTTTAAATCAGCATCAAAAAATCTATTTACTTTTTCTGCACCAATAGGTGTTACTTCATCTCCATTGATTTGAAAAAAACCATCAGATGCGTAAAAGAAAACTTGTCTGTTGTCTTGGCAAACTGTTTGTCCAAAGACAGCTCCTCTATTTGGCGAAATTACGGAGAATCGAAATATTACGTTCCCACCCACAAAATCAAGACGCACAATTTGATCCTGTCTGAAAACATAACCAATTTCACCACTTGTTATGGCTACGACTTCACCACCAGCTCCTGGTAAATCTTGAAAATCTGATGAACTAACACCAGCTTCCCAAGTTGAAATGTCATTAATACCTGACCATGCAACTCTATTTTTTGCATTTTCTATATTGCCTGTTACTAAAAAATCTCTTATGACACCACTTGTTCTAAATTTTGAAGGTACAGTTCCAGATCCTGATGCTGTAACTAATGTTTGTAAATCAACAAATGTTGATGAAGTACCCATTAAAAAATATTGAGGTGCGTTCACACCATTCGTTGCAATTACATGGTTTCCAAATTGAGTAAAGGTTACAAAATCAGTATCTGATCCTAACAATGGAGTTCCACCTAAAAAATCTGTAGTTGTTAATCTTGCAGTATCACTTGAAGCATTAACTAAATTGTTTCTACCTATTGTTGCTCTTGTAACTGTTACAACTGCATCTGTTACTGTCGCTGAAAAATTTGCATTAGCATTAATAGAATTTTTTATGTTTGTAGCTGTTGTAGAATTGCTGCCTGTTACATTAAATTGATTTGCAGATGGAGTTCCTTGAACTGAATTAAAAGTAACAGTTGAGTCATCATTTGTTCTTAAGGTAACATTTTTACCCACAGTTCCAATATTTGCATAATCAGAAACTGTAATTGTGCAAGTTGCAAAAGAATTATTTAAAAATTTTCCTCCAGCACCTTTATCTGTAAAAACACCACCAGCTAATTGATAAATAGTATCTCTAGTAGCTACAAATGTAAAAACTGTGTTGTTGTTATCTCTGAAAGAACCAGCTCCTTTAGCATTTTTTGTTATGTTTGAAGTTCCTGTATATGGAACTAAACCCTTTACAGGCTTGTATGAAGTTGCTGCAAAATAAACATTAGTTGCTACAGTTGATCCAGGATTTAAATGTTCTGGTTGATCTGGTAGCCATTCGCCAAAAGGTAATTGCATTTTTGTTTCCTATTATAAATTTGAAATAAATGGAGAAGCTACTGAAGTCACAGTTCTTACTTGTAACGGACTTCCATTATACTCATCTTCTCTATCGTTTAACTCTAATCGTTCCATAGCTGTTGCATACATTTGTTGCCATGTTTGAACTTGTTGTGGATTGATACCACCTAAAAAGTTAGCTGCATGAAATAATGAGCCATATAAATATATAGCTGGGTGAGATGCTAAAATATAATTTGTTGCAACAGATGAACTTAAAGCAGAAAATTTTTTATAGTAATTCATTACTGCTGTATAAGTTGCATCTGGTTTTGGAGAAAATCTTATTGTATCTCCTAAAATTGTGTATGTAGTTGGCAAACCAGAAGTTGATGTGCCATTGGTTGTGTCCATAGATGCTGGTGTTGTATAAACTAATGGGACTTTTGTTTGACCACTTAAAATATAAAAATCTCTAATTTGTAAAAAGTCAGTTGGTAAAGATGCTGTTTCTCCGTCAACAGTTATATTAACTTGAGTTATCATAGCTCTAACTCTTAATTTAGAATTAAAATCAGCTTCAGTTAATTTAATAAAGTCATCACCTATTTCAGTTGTTAAATCTGATCTGTTTAACCAGTTAGCAAGTGATGTTTTTAATTCTGTATATGTTGTTAGTGCCATTAAAATTTACCTTCAGATGTTCTAAAATATCTAAAATCAGAACTGTTTAATTTTTCTCTTAAAATTTTCTTTTGAATTTCTTGTGGTAATGCAAACCAATTACCTTTGTTTTGATCTTTGTGATATTCTTTACACCACACCTCAAGAATAATTACTGGTATTGATGCAATTCTTTTTAAGCCCTTATCAGGACTATAACCATCATTTTGATTATATAATTTTTTATTACTTTCTATAATTGATCCAATTTCAAGTGATCTTTTTTGAACAATACCATCATTACCATTATCTAAAAAAGTTTCAGTTATATGCTTGTCTGTTTCTTGACTAATTTTTCTCATTAACGACCTTGACCTTTATATCTAGTAAGTTTCATTTGTCTTTTTTCTGATTTGTTCAATGACTTTTTGTGCTTACCTAATTTTGGTGGTTTATCTCTTGGAGTAAAAGAAGTGAACTTTTGCTTTGCCACTACGCACCCATTTCAACAATAGAAATCACAGCATTATTTCCACCTAAAGCAGCAACTTTTTCACCTGGAGAAACTTTAAAAATTTCTGGTTGATCTGCTGGTATAAAGATATGATTAGCTGTAGCAGTTGGAGAACCACCAAAGATAATATGAAAATCTGTTGCAGAAGCTATTCTTACATATTCAGTTTGTGAACCAAAAGCAGATGAAGCAATAGATGCAGCAGTTCCTGCCATAGTTATTTTTTGTATTGTTCCTGGTCTTAATCCATAATTAAAACTCATAATTTATTTTCCTTTTTTTTTT